TTGAGAATGCCCAGCAAGGCCTTGTCGCCGCCCTCAGTCTGCGGGTCAATGGTCAGGTAGTCCTGCACCCGCCCGATCGTCTTGGCGGCCCCTTCAGGCCCCTGGAAAGGCAGCACCGCCGCACCAGCCAGCCCAGCAGGCACACTGCCAAGGATCGTCGAGCCCAGAGCCTCCAGCGCCTCACCGCCGCCACGCTGCTCCGGACGCCGCCGGCCAGGGCTCGGCATCCTGAACGACGGCTGCGACGCCGCAGCCCTCTCCGTCACCGTCGGACCACGATCGCGCACTCGCAGGCGGTCAAGCTCTCTCGCCATCGAGTCCGTCGGGGCATCAACCGACCCAGACAGCACCCGGCGCAGTTCGTCGTCCATCAAGTCCATCGTCACCCCTAATGCGGCTCGTGGTGAATCCACACCTCGTTGCCAGTCTCCGGGTCCACAAACTCCAGCCTCGGGAAACACCAGCACAGCGGCGTAGGCAGATGTTCCACCACCTCCGCCTCCCTGTCCAGCATCTCGTGCCGCTCCAACACGGCCACCACCGGCGACTCACGCGGCATAAGGATTCTCCCTCTTCGGCCGACCAGTGTCTGCGTAGTCGTCCTCGTCCCAATCATCCTGCGGCGGAGGATCAACCTCCAGCCACCCAGAATCGCGCAGGAATCGCAGCGCCTGCGTCAGCGTATCAACAAGATCATCGTGCGTCGTCTGCGGGAATGCGCACACCTGCGACACCAGCGGCTCCGCCCAGTCTCGCACATACCCCGGCCGCTGCGTCGACTCAGGAATCCACACCCGGCCTCGCGCAATGATGTGCGACACGATGTTCAGCCGCTGCACCTTGTCCGCCCTCCCGGGGTTGTACGCCCTCACCGGCAGATGCGCCCGCTGCAGGTCCTGGATCAGCGAGATGCCCGCAGACTTGTCTTCAATCAGGATCAGATCGACCCGCTTGCGATCCCGGCCGTCCGCGCCCGACTCAAACACCGTCTCGTACTCGTCGACCACCTTCGGCCGCAGGTCAGGGTACTGCAGCCGGTCCTGCCAGCAGTCGATGAGCATTGCCGACATCGGGCCGTCCTCCGGCTTGAACACGCCCCAGGTGCTCGACGCCGTCGGGTCGTTCTGCGTCTTCTCGGACGTCGCGCAGTCGTAGCTCTGCAGGATGTACTCAAACCGCGGGAAGGCCTTCGCCGCCGGCCACAGCTTGAAGCTATCCCGCTTGACGATGCCGCCCTCCTCGGGGTCAATGATCTCGGCGTGGATCTCCTGGCGGCCCAGCGTCGTGCCCTCGTACTGCATGATCTGCCGGCGGAAGTTGTCCGACAGGTTGCCCAGGTTGGCGTACGTCGACGCACGAGTGACCACGACGTCGTCGCCCTCCCGGGCCAGCAGTTCGATGATCAGGTCCTTCGGCTTCGGCGTCGTCGTGATCACCGTCCGCGTCTTCGCCCCCAGGCGCACGCCGAACTGGATCTGGTCCCAGCTTTCCTGCAGGTAGTCCCAGGCGGCGAGCTCGTCGCAGTTGTGGACGACGATGCCATTGGCGATGAATTCGTGCTCACCCTCAACGGTCAGGTTGTACGTCAGGGCATTGGGCAAGCGTTCGACGTTGCGCACAGTTGCATGACGCTCATATGGCTCGCCAGAGAGTTCCAGCGTCATCACCGAATCGCCGGGAGACAGCCGGCCTGCAGCAACCCATTGCAGGCCCGCTCTGATGGGGTGGTCGTCCGTCACCGTCAAGCTGGTGCCGTCGCACTCTAAGCGCACCAGATCCGCAGGATTCCCCGACGGGCCGGCCGCCAGCACTCGCCTGGGGCCATGCCGGGTCAGGACAACATCGCCCGGCCGTAGCGTCTCAATCGGCCGCTCTCCGCCCGGTGCGGCGATCATGGTCCCCGGGATGCAGCACCAAGCCCCGTGAAACTGCGGGCCCCGGAAGCGCTCGGGCTCCGAGGCGGGGATGCCCTTGATCAGGCTGCCGTTGGTCAGCCGGAGCTCGTGCAGTGCCTTGTTGTAGTCAGCGATCAGCGGCGCCGGGATGACGGACATCAGCCCCGAGTCGCCCTCGAAGCACGTCGACCGCACGTCAGACGACGTCGGGGCGGCCACCAGCCAGCGCGTGCCCGGGTTCTCCCAGGCCCACCAGCCTATCTGCTCAGCGGCCGTCCGAGTCTTCCCGGCGCCCCGGCCTGCCAGCATCAGCCAGATCGACCACCAGTCCCCCGACGGCAGCACCTGATGCGCGTGCGCCGTCTGCAGCCACCGCAGCCGCCAGAGATACGCCAGCCGCTTCTCCGGCGGCAAGGCCTTCAGCGCCGCCTGTACGTCTGGCGCCTCCAGCGACTCAGCGAGATCCACTGCAGGCCTTCAGAAGGGCGCAGGGCGGCGTTCTGGACTCCGACCGTAGGGCACCCTCCCAGCGCTCCCGTTCGCGCCTCTGAGCCTCGTCTACGAGCCTGCGCGTGCGGCCGACGAACGACTCAGGGTCGCCCATCATGCGAGCGGTCGTCTCCCGGCTCCAGCCCATGAACTCGGCGATCTCGTCGTCGGTCACGCCGCGCACCTCCGGGCGTACTCCCAGACGCTGGCAGCCTGGATCGACTGCCGCGGCGCCTCATGCCTGGGCACCTCCAGCCCGGGCACGGCACGGTACAGCCCACCCCGCAGCGTCAGGATGTTGAGGCGGACCATGTTGTCCAGGATCTGCGGCGTCGTGCCGGGCGCAGCCTCGATCAGTTCAGCCGCGGTCATCGGCTCGGCCGCCAGCTTCCAGGCCAGCCGATGGTTTGTGCTCAGGGATTCTCGTGATCGCATGCCAGTCAGCCGCATTGCTGCGGCGCATCATTGAGGTTTCCTATGGGGCGTCGGTCTCAGCCCGGGATTTTCGACACTCGGCGTCCGGCGCCATAGCCTGCGCTTATGAACCGACGCCTCCAACTCATGGACTTGATGATTGACTCTGGTCGGTGTGGACACCTCGGGCACTACCCCTACCCGCCACTCCGTTTACGAAAACCCGCGATGCACTCAAAGACCGTGACAGTTAGTGGCTATCCGTGCCCGGCACCCGGCTCGTCCCCCATCCCACTAGGGTCTGCTCCTTCCAAAGCCAATCATCAAGTCATGAATTGCTCGCCTGCCGCGTCAGTTGGGCGTGCTCAAGGATGGTCTTGAACAGCTTCTCGGCGTTGACCTCGGCGTCGAGCTTCAGCGGCGCATCGGCGTCGCCGGCCACCGCCACCCTCTCCCCGTACTTCTTCGGGTTCCACTTGGCCAGCAGCTTCAGGCGCGTCTCGATCCTGAGCTTGCTGCGCTGGACGTGCTCGGCGTTCAGCTTCAAACCGTGCTCCGTCTCCATCCAGTCGTTGGCGGCGTCGTCGGCGATGCGCAGGCAGTCCTCGGCCATGGCGTCGTAGCCAATCTCCCGCGCACGCGCGATGGATGCGGAGAGGCCGGCGCCCCCGCCAGCAGCGACAGCGGCGTCGTCCTTCACCATCCAGTCGTAGATGGTGCGCCACTCAGGCATGCCGTCCTGTCTGCAGATTTCCCGCAGTGGGACGCCTTCAGCCAATTGGCGGCAGATCTCTCTGGCGATCTCGACGGTGTACTTGCTGGCGGGCATGATGCTCTCTCCTTGTGGGTGAGGGTATCAGAACGCTTTGCCGCCGGGTTGCCTGCGGTTCTCGGGTTTGTGGTCTGCTCGCTGGGCGTTGTAGGCGAGCTTCTCGGCGATTGCGCCACCCAGGTCGAGGTTGAGTCCGCCGGCCATGTCGAAGATCCTGATGACTGCGTCGGCGAGCTCTACCTCCAACATGGGGCGATTGGGCAGTTTGTCGTCGTAGAGGCCCTTCCTAGCGCCTTCCATGGCCTCGCTGATCTCGCTGTGGATCAGGCAGAGCATCTCGCCCAGGTTGCGGCCCTGGGGCTTCAGGCCGGGCGCGTAGGTGTATCCCTGGTCGCGGCCATTGGCGTCATTCCACCAGCCGCAGTCCCTGGCCAGACCGTGGCAGGTGCGCTGCAGGCAGTAGGAGGCGGCGCGGATCTCAATGTCGGTGCTGTCCATGGTGCTCTCAGAACAGGCCGGCTTGCTGTTTGCCGGCGTTGGTGGCCGCCTCGATGGCCCGGCGGATCATGGGCTCCCAACTCGGCGGGTAGGTGGCGAAGCAGTGCGAGCCCGACCCGTTGGTCTTAGGGCGGAGCTCTTTGGGCGGCAGGCTGCCGAACCGCTTCTCGTACTCGGTCGACATGACCGACCCGATGGACCACGCCTCTCGGCTGCCCAGAGTGGCTCCGATTGCTCGGGCCACCTCCTGGACTGTGATCCGCCGGCTCATCACGCAGCCAGGGTGACGACGTTGCCGGCGTTGTCGACGCTGACCTGCGGCTCGGGCTCGAAGAGGTCCGGCTCGGCGATCGACGACTCGACCTGGACGCCCTCCTTCAAGAGCTTGATCAGGTCCTGCTGGCTGGCCCTGCGCACGGCGTAGGTGGTGCGGGCGGCGTATGCCAGAGCCTGCGTGCTCTGCGTTGCCTCGATCAGCCGGGTCGGGAGGCACTCGGCCTCGGCCTCAAGGACGTAAACGATGCGTGCCATTTCCTCTTCTCCTCAGAAACCCGCTGGGTTATCTGACCATGCGGAACTGCATGGCCTAGATGCAGCGGACATTACGATTGTATCGGTTTTGACTGCGTTTTTGCAAGGTCAGACTTACATTGTCTCTGGTCTGACAGCGCCTTCGCCATGGCCTTGACGGCCGCGTGATCGTCCGGGTGGACGTAGAGCTCCAGGCGTGTCAGGCCGGCCGCGGCTCGACGCTGACGCATGGCGGCCACGCGCTGGGCTGTCTGCGACGGCCCGCGCAGGATGGCGGTATCCTGGGTCATGGTGATCCTTTTGGTGACACTGGCCAACCTCAGGGCTGGCCGCTGCCACCAGACAGCGGGGAGGGGTTACCAGGGGGCGGCGAGCCCGCCCAGGCGCTGCAGCGCGGCGCGCGCTTGGTCCTCCTGAACGCTGACGCGCCACTGCGCGGCGCCGGCCAAACGGCGGAAGAAGATGTTGCGGATGCAGTCGAAGAGGGCGGCGCGGTTGGCATCGTTGCTGGTCATTTCAGATCTCCTCGGGTTGCGTGTTGCGATGGGTGAACTTTAGTCTTGTTTCCGGTAACGCACAAGGGCCCAGCCAAAGACCCTTTGTTGCAGTCGGTTATCTGCCGCAGGGCCCCAGGGCCGCAAGGTAGTCGGCGTCAGTGGGCGCACGGTACGGGGCCGCCGCACGACGCGCTGCAGCGAGGTTGTCGAACATATCGCGCAGCAAGATGCGTCCGGCGCTATCGCGCACGGTCAGCCAGTAGTGACCTGCGCGGCTCTTGGTGATGGTGATGAGCCTCATTCGGTTGCTCCTTCAGGCGCAGGCGTTGATCAGACGATGCGCCGCAGACAGGCTGCGCACGACCTCGGGGCTGGTGAACGGCTTGGTCTTGCCACCGGGCAGGTACTGGATACCCGGCACGTTGGCGATGACGTAGTCGCCGCCGACCCAGGTGGGATTCATGCCGGCCGCAGCCAGAACTTCGAACGCTTGCTTCAGTTGCTTCATTTCGATCTCCAGGTGGTGGTGACACTGTCCAGCCTCGGGGCTGGACGCTGCCACCGGACAGCGGAACGGGTCAGCGGCGAATCCACTTGTTGACGCGACCGAATTGGGTCGCGCCGTGCTGAACGCTGACCCGCTTGTGGGTCTCGGACTTCTTGTCCCAGGCGGCCTGCACCGCAGTGTCGACAGCAGCG